GTGCAACCTCCAAAAAAAGGTGGCGAATTTTTACTTCTCAATGGTAGGAGGTGTCCAATTTGAACAGAGTCAAAAAGAAGCACGAATTCGCTAAAATCGACTATTTGAACGGAATGACCTATCGAGAAATTGCCATAAAATATGGTGTTGCTTTGAATACCGTCAAGAGCTGGAAATTACGTCATAATTGGTCGAAAGAAAGTGCAACCGAGGATGGTGCAGCACACCAAATTGAGGACGAACAAAGTCGTTATCAAGAGAATCGGGAAATAATTTTAAACAGCTTAGTGGAACAGTTGATTGCCAATGATACCAACCAACCTCATTATCGAGATTTGGTCGAAGATTATATGGCACTTTGGGATATCAAAAACAAATTAATTGCTGACATTACCGAAAGAGGGGTAGCCGTTACTTGGGAGAATGGTAGTCAATCTGGCAAGAAGAAAAATGACAGTGTTAATGAACTGAATAAAACCAATAAGCAAATGTTAACACTACTTGCCGCATTAGGATTGCAAGCTACTGATCTTGAGAGGGACGATTCGGATGCGGACGTGTAGTTATCATCCTTACATTGATGAATACATGGATATGGTTGACCAAGAACTAATTGAAACATGCGAAGAACATAAAATGTTGATGCATTTTTTAAGATGGAAACTAGACCAACCTAATGTAATTATCGATGCAGAAGCAATTGAAAAATCTATAACAGTGCCTGAGCCATACTTCCCCTTTAAGCTATTTCCATGGCAAAAATTTGTGAATGCTTTTATCTATGGTGTTCGTTACACAAATGGACAATTGGTATTTAACCGATTTTTATTAGAACTAGGTCGTGGAGCAGGAAAGAATGGCTGGATATCATATAACGCTTTTCATATGATGTCCAAACATCATGGAGTAAAAAACTACGATATTGATATAGTAGCTACTTCTGAAGGACAGGCTAAAACTTCTTTCGAGGATGTTTACAATGTAATTGATGATCCCAAGAACAATAAAACATTGAAAAAATCCTTTAAGCATACCAAGGTTTTAATACAACACAAAGTAACGAAATCAAAACTTGAGTTCAACACTTCTAATGCCAGAACAAAAGATGGTAAGCGGAGTGGGGTAGTAATTTTTGATGAGGTCCACGAATACGAAGATTACTCCAACATTAAAGTATTTACTTCTGGTTTAGGTAAAAAGAAAGATCCCCGAACTTTTTATATCACAACAAATGGAAATATAAGGGGTGGGGTTTTAGATGATTTGAAGGAAGAAGCAAGGATGGTTCTTGCAAGAGAATTTCCTGAAAGCACATTGTTCCCATTCATTTGTAAGTTAGACCATGAAGATGAAGTGGATAATATGGAGTTATGGGAGAAGGCAAATCCTTCTTTCCGATATAACCAGAACTTACAACACGAAATGAAGCAAGAATATCATCTCATGAAGAAGAACAGTGCTCTGCGAATGGAGTTCATGACAAAAAGAATGAACTTACCGCAAGAGGATGTAAGAAAAGAAGTAGCAACATATAAAGACCGTTTGGCTACAGAACAACCAATTCCAAAACTACAAAACTTTGAAGCTATTGGCGGATTAGACTTTGCTCAAATCCGTGACTTTTGCTCTTGTGGTTTGTTATTAAAAGCAGACGGTAAAAGATATTGGTTACAACATACCTTTATGCATCATACTGCTCCAAAAACACAGGATATTAACGAAGATATTATTAACTTAGCAATAAAAAAGAAACTTCTTACAGTAGTACACGATAAAACAATTAGTGCTGAACATGTTGTTAATTGGTTTGTTAAAGAAGCGAAAAAGTATCGCATCAAAAAAGTGTGTATGGATTTACATCGTTCCTCCATCTTAAAACCTGCCTTTGAAGAGGCTGGATTTGAAGTTGAGGTAGTTCGAAGAGGTATTGTAACTCACAGTTTATTATCACCATTGATTGACGAAATGTTTGTTAATAGAGAAATAGTATTTGGTGATGATCCATTGATGAGATGGTATGTAGGAAATGTTTATAAAGAAGAAAAGATGAATGGAAACATTGAATACAAAAAGATAGATGCAGAGAAGCGAAAGACTGACGGTTTTTTCGCTCTTACCCATGCCCTGAATTTCGATTCTGAGCTTACAGAGTATACACCAATTAAAGCAGGAGCATTTAAAGTGAAAACTTTCTAGGAAGGTGGTGAGATTATGGGGTTTATAGACTGGTGTTTAGGCCTTTTTAGAAGTGATGACGGAACTGTTAATCTTAAAGATTACCATTATGAATTAAGCGTTAAAGCTTATGCGAAAAAGCTGGCTATTGAAACATGTATAGATATTATTGCAAAGACTTTAGTTCGTTGTGAATTTCAAACATTTGAAAAAGGAAAAGAAACAATCGGCAATAATTATTATTTGTTAAATGTTTCTCCTAATGACAATCAGAATGCCAGTGAGTTCATTCACTCCTTGGTAAACAAACTCATTAAGAATAATGAATGTTTAGTCATAATGCAAAGTGATCAATTATTTGTAGCAGATGCTTTTACCAGAACAGAATATGCTTTAAAAGAAAATGAGTATACAAATGTAACAGTTAAAACTTTGAGCTTTAATAAAGTGTTTTTCGAAAGTGATGTTTTGTATTTCAAGTTAAACGATTCCAATATTATGAGCGTTATCAATGAGCTTCATGAGGATTACGGAAAGATATTAGATTCCGCAATTAAAATCTATAAACGTTCTAACGCAAAAAGAGTGATAGTTGAAGGGGATTTCTTAAGGCCACAATCGGATGAACATCAAGCTGCTATTGATGAGATGTTTAACACTCAATTCAAAAGCTGGTTCGAAGCTGATAATGCTGGAGCGGTTTTTCAATTACAAAAGGATTATAAATTAACAGATGTAAGTGGAAATGGGAAAAGTGGAACCCCCACAACAAACAGCCGAGATATTAGGGCGGTAATGGAAGATATTTTTGATTTTATCGCAATGGCTTTTCATGTACCAAGAGGTATGTTGAAAGGTGATTTAGCAGACGTTGATAAGCAGACAGACAACTTTTTAATGTTTGGCATTTTGCCATTAATTGAATTAATTACAGATGAGTTCAATCGAAAAATGTACAAAAAGGAAAGTTTTTTAGATAGAACATATCTGAAAATGGATTCATCCAAGATAAAGATTCTTGACATTGTAAACTTAGCAACTGCAGCAGATAAGTTCTTTGCTATAGGAGTTAACAATATTGATGATAACTTACGAATGTTAGGAAGGGAGCCTTTGAATGAAGACTATTCACAGAAAAGATATGTTACTAAAAACTATGAATCTGTTGATGCCATTGGCAAGGAGTCGAAGGGAGGTGAAGGGATATGAAAATAAGACGTTACAAAAATGAGCAATTCAATAAGCTGGCTGAAATTACACCGCAGTTTAAAGCAGAAACAAAAGAGGATGTTTCTAAATTAACTATATATGGAGATATCGGTCAATCATGGTGGGGAGATTCTATTTCAGCCAGTCAGATTGAGCGCGCATTAAAGGACATTAGTTCCGATACCATTCATGTTCATTTAAACAGTGGTGGTGGTGATGTATTCGATGGTATAGCTATCTATAACCAATTGAAAAATCACAGTGCTAAAATTGTAATTCACGTTGAAGGGTTGGCTGCCAGTGCAGCATCTTTAATATTATGTGCTGCTGATGAAGCTATCGTTTATACAGGGGCAATGGTTATGATTCATGAAGCTTCTACTGGAGTATGGGGAACAAAGGCCGATATCAAGAAAACATTAAATGCATTGGAAGGTATAGATAAATCCATCGCTGATATCTATATGACTAAGTTCCAAGGAGAACGTGACGATGTTGTAAAAATGATTGAAAATGAAACTTGGTTTACAGCAGGTGAAGCAGTTGATTTCGGTTTAGCTGACCAAGTCGATGAGACTCAAGTAACTACAACCGAAGAAGATCCAGAGGATTTTAAAAATAGCGTACTTGAAAAAATCCGAAACAGAAACAGTGACAATAACAATACTCAATTACCTAAACCAAACAATGGCATATTAAATAAATTCAAACGCGTATCAGGTGAATAGGCGTTTTTTCTATGCTCAAAAATAGGAGGATTCTAATGAAACAAACTTATAAAAATCATACAAACTCTTTTCTAAAACTTAATTTACAACTTTTTGGCGGTATTAAGAATTTAGATAACAATAAACCTGTTATCCAAAATAAGGATGCACAGATAGCTGCTATGCAAGCTGCCTTTGAAGAAGGCGATGCGAAAATTGTTGCTGAAAAGCTGCTGGAAAACTTTGAAACCAATTTTGTTCACTTCCAAGGGATGGTTGAAGATGTAGTAAAAGATGCGAAAAGAGCAAAAGAAGAAAATTGGGATGCAAGTGTACTAGCAACTCGCGGTGTACGAGTTTTAACTAGTGAAGAAAAGAAATTCTACAACCAAGTAATTGAAGTGCAGTCATTCAGCGAAGTGCAAAAACTGATGCCGCCAACTGTGTTCGAAAGAGTATTCGAAGACCTTACTATTGAACATCCTTTGTTGTCTAAAGTTAATTTCCAAACAACAGG